GCCGAGCGGGCCGAGGTGGAGCGGCGGCGGGTGGCGTGGCGGACCTGGGCGCGCTAGTGCTGCCCCTCGTCGGCCTCGTTCAGGTCGGGGCGATGCTCAGTGATCCACGCTTCGACGTCGGCGGTGAGCCACATCCGCCCGGCCGCCGGCTCGTCGAAGGTGTCCGGCCAGGTCGGGAGCGCCAGGTAGTACTTCAGCCGGGTCTCGCCGATGCCGAAGCGCCGCATGATCTCGGCGGCTCCCATGAGGCGGCCCGTGCGTGGCATAAGCCCCGACGCTATGGAGTTCGGTACGGACGCTTCCGGTAGTGCCGTTTACGTCACTGGTCGCGCGACATGATGCCGGATTGATTGGAACGAATCAAGGGGCGAGGTGGCATCCAAACCGGACGGTTGATGAGCGTCGTTCGATTGCTTGCTGTCCGACAACGATCGCCGTTATGGCTGTCCGTTACGGTGGTGTTACTGCGCGTCCACCTGGGGTTCTCTGGGTCGGGCCGGGAAGTCCGGACTGACCACGGGGAGGTCCACCCATGTCCGAATCCGAAGAAGTCATCGTGTTTGTGCCGCACATCGACGACGGCTGGCTGTTGCAGTGCAACGAGCACTGCGACCACTGCGGCTACACCTACTCGATCATCGTCGCCGACGAGGCCGCCGTTGCCCGCGCCCTGCTCGCCGGCGCCGCCCGGAAGGTGGTCGTTGCCCGCGCCGAGCACTTCCAGCCGGATTGGTGGCCGACGATCGAGGTCGTCGCCTCAGCCCGCACGCCGCCCGGCCGTCGCCGCGAACACCGCCCGAACATCGTCCCGTAAAACACGACAGCGCCGCCGCCCCCCAGGGAAGTGGGGCGGCGGCGCTTCGCTGTGTTCAGGCCACGTCAGGCAGGCCCGCCACCGCCGCCGCCATCTCGTCCTCGGCGACGTCGATATAGACCTGCGTCGTGGTCAGCGAGGTGTGGCCGAGCAGCTCTTGGACGGCGCGCGGGTCCTTGGTCGCCTTGTAGGTGTGCGTGCCGAACCAGCGCCGGAGCGCGTGCATCGAGATGCCCGGGTAGCCGAGCGGTCCGCGCAGGTGGTGGTTGCCGCGGTGGGCGACCTGCTTCGCGGTCAGCCGGGTTCGGCCGTCTCGCTCGACGGCGATCGGCCCGGGCGGCAGCGCCTGGACGACTTCCCAGACGCGCGGGTGGCACGGGATGAGCCGCTCCTTGCGACCCTTGCCCTCCTTGATCCATATCTGCTTCTCGCTGACGTGGGCGCGGTCGAGCCCGGCGATCTCGATGCACCGCAGGCCGCCGTACGCGGCGATCGTGAACCAGGTCCGGTACGGCTCGCTGGCTCCGCGCAGGATGTCGGTCAGGAAATCGTTGCGGATCACCCGGCGGCGGCGCTGCGGCACCTTGACCTTCGGCAGGTCGGCGGCGGCGTTGTAATCCAGGTGCGGGCCGTCGAGCGCCGACGCCCACGCGCAGAACCCGGCGACGATGGCGGTGTTCAGGCTGCGGGTGGCCGGCGCGCTGCGGCACGGGGCGGTGATGTACTCGCGCAGTTCGTCCGTGTGGGCCCTGAGGAGCCCGTACGGCAGGTCGCGGTCCATGCGGCGGAGCAGGCCGATGTAGTCCTCGATGGTGCGCGGGGAGCGGTCGAGGCTGATCAGGTGCTGCTCGTACTCGGCGATGAAGTCGATCACCGGGTCGCCTCCGCCAGCTCGGCGCGCACGATCTCGACGGCGGCGAGGATGTTCCGGATTCGCTCGACGTCCTGGACCTCTTCGCCCGGGTACCTGTTGCTGGCGATGACCTTGATGAACTCCATGCCGCACAGGCGGATGTCCGTCCAATGCGGGGCGCTGGCGCGAAGCCTCGTGGCGAACCAGTCCACCGTTCCGAACGCGTGTTCGGTGGCTACAGTCTGCACTTGGGTTGCCTCCCTGGTAGGCGGCCAAGTGGTCCCCGGCCGGTGTTCGCGCACCGCGATTCCGGGGGCCCGCTTGGGGTTGGGCATCGATCATTTCGCTGTGAGTAGATCTCACGTATCCGCAGGGTGACCATGAATGCATCGGCCACGATCCGCGCTAGGTGGGCCGTCCGGCTGACCGCACGGTGGTGGGCCGCCGCCGGCTCGCCGGAACGGCCGACACGGGCCGGACGGAATCCTTGCGTGCCTGGCTGAACGGGCGGGGCGCGACGTGCGAACGGCTGGCGAGGTCGGCTGTGCGGCCGATCTGACCAGAACCTAATTTAGGGTCTCCCCCGGCCCTGACCTGCTTCGGCATCAGGTCAGTGACCTCGACATCGAGCGCGTCCGCGATCAGCTCCAGGTCGTCCATGTCGAACGCGGTCTCGCCGGTCATGCGCCGGCTCATGGTGCTCTGCTTGATCCCCGTGCGGCGTGCGAGCTCCGCAGCACTGATGCGCTTGCGGGCGAGGAGTACGCGGATCTCCTCTGCCACATGCTCGCGGAGACGCCCTCGCGGCGGCGTCCTCTCGTCACTCATGGGAGACATCATGACCCGCTGGGCGGGTCAGAGGCAAGCCTGAGGTATGCCAACCCGACAGGTCTGAAGTTTACCCGCTGAGCGGGTTGACTACCCGCCCGCTGGGCGCGTAGAACAGTCACATGCAAGAAATCAACCCGGTGAGCGGGACGCGAGAGGCGGTGATCGCCGCCGTCCGCGAAGCCATGGCAGAGCGCAAGGTCTCCGGCCGGGCGCTGGCCGCCCAGCTCCGCATGCCGCAGTCCGTCCTCTCCCGCCGCATGACCGGCGAGATCCCTTTCACGGTCGACGAACTCGCCGCGATCGCGACGGCCCTGAACTGGGAGCTGACCCTCCTGGTCACGCCCGCCGAGGCGGCGGGTGCCGCATGACCGCCGCCCGCGACCCCCGCGACCTCGACCAGGTGTTCGGCGACGTGCGCCGCGACGACGATGGCGAGGGACTGCGTATCAGCGCAGGCAGGAACGAAGCCGAGCTTCGACGCAACCTCGCGTCCGCCGCCCACGCGTACGGCTGGTTCGTCGAAGAGGAGGTCGTCGTTCCCGGGTGGGGGCGGATCGACATCGTCCTCCGCGACGGCGTGAGTGCCCCGCTCCTGATCGAGCTGAAGCTGGACCTGATCAAGCCCGCCCAAGTTAGGCGCGCCTTCCAGCAGACCGACGGATACGGCCGCTGGTGGACGCAGGAGCGCGGCGAGGCAGCCGACACCCTCCTTGTCGGCCTGCGGGTTGATTGGGAGCTGATGGCCAGCGTGCACCGCGCATACCCGAGCGTCGGATGGGGCACTGCGGGAAGCCTGCTGCGCCGCCTTCAAACCCGCGGCGACGATCGCGCCCGGATTCTGCGCCGTCGTCGTAGCGCTGATCGCCTGCGCACCCTCCGGGCGCTCGCCAAGGCGTACGAGGCCGCCATCCAGCAGCTACCGCCAGACCCGGCCGGTGACGTGTTCGGCGCGCTCGAAGTCTTCGATCAGTTCCAGCCGGCCGACGAGGACGGTGCCGCGTGATCGCGCTCGCTCCCGGCCCGTCCGGCCCCGGCGGCCCGACGCATCCGAAGCCGACCGGCCCGCCGGCCCCGTCTCCGCCGCCGCGCATTGCGGTCGGCCCGTTCCCGCCGGACCCGCCTCGGCCGCTCCCGCCGAAGCCGAAGAACCAGCGCGGTTCGGGTCCCGGCCCGTCCGGCCCGGGTGGTCCGACCGGGCCGAGCTACCCGCGCCCGCTGCCGCCGTATCCGCCGTCGCAGATCACGCGGCCCTGAACAGATGCGCGCCACCTCCGGATGCAGCCGGGGCGGCGCGCGCACCACCGGACACACCCTCCCTACCAGAAAGGCCGTCCGATGACTCAGCCCAACGTACCTGAGAAGCACTGGGCCGACGCCCTGGCCGACGAGCTGCACCGCATCGCGGGCGACGTGCGCCGGCTCAATGGCAGCACGCACGGCATGCCGCGCTCCTTCCAGATCAACATCCAGCCCGGCGGCGTAGACGCTGCCGACGGCGAGGTCGTCGCCGCCCACGACGAGATCGCCAGGGCGCTGCTCGGCGTCCCCGGCTCGCCGAAGGCGATGGGTGACGGGAGCACCCACTACAACGCTGCGGGCCGCCGTGGGCCCATCTCGGTTGCCATCTACCGCTCGATCGATGGGGCATTCGCTCGCGGCCTGATGCAGTCCCGCGAAGCGGCGGCCGTGCTGGCCGCCAAGGAGGCCGAGCTGGAGCGGCTGCGTGCCGAGGTGGCGAAGCTGCGCGGCGCGCACTCCGAGCCGGGCGCAGTGAAGCACTTCCAGTTCATCGCCGGCGACACCGCCTGCATGCTGGACCGCCTGCCCGAGGGCGCCACGGCGACCACGGACGCGGGGGCGGTCACCTGCTCCGGCTGCCGCAAGAGCCTGAAGCTCGACGAGCCGGCGCGCGAGGCCGCGCGTGAGCTGCTGGCCATCGCCCCGACCGGCGACGGCGGCGCGGTGTTCGCGATGTCCGGCCCCGCTCCGGTCGTGCACCACCTGGGGCCTGACTCCGACGGCGACCCCGGTGACAGCGTGGCCTGTGGTCTGCGTCTGGGGAACATCCTCAGCTACAGCGGCAGCCTCGACCGGGTCACCTGCGGGATGTGCCGGGCAGTCGCCGAGCCGGTGAGCGAGACCCGCTGATGCCCGCCGCCACGCTGACCGTCCCGCGCTGCCGGTACGCCGAGCTGGCCGCCCGCGTCTCCCTCATCCGGACCGGCCGCCCGGCCGCCGCCCCGCTCGGCTGTGAGGTCCGCGCGACCTTGCGGGTGCGGATCGAGGAGCACGGCGAGGGGATCGCCTCGTGGACGGTCGCGGAGGTGTGCGCCTGCTGCGCGCACATGGCCCGCGACCTGCCCGGCTTCCTCGGCAACCCGTGGCCGATCCCGGTGCACGCCTCTTCCTGACTCTCCCTCGGCGCGGCGGGCTTCCCTGCCGACGCGCCCCGGCCGAGCCCGCCGCGAACGGGCTCGGCACCGGCCCGGGATGCCGGAGTCGCCACCGGCGTCCCGGGCCACCCGAACTGACTTCAGGGCACTTCAGCAGCAAGGACATAGCGATGACCCTCTTGGACTCCTTCGTCTTCGACACCGGCGAGATCCCGCCGCGCCTGCCCGACCGCGAGACCGTCACCCGCCAGATCACCCCGCCGCCGCGCCGTCCGCGCCTGGACGACTCGCGTGAGCAGCCGCTGTACGCGCCGCAGACGATCGGCCTGGCCGACCCGGCGAGCACGGTCCGATTCGCTGCGCCGCCGCTGTACGTGCGCCCGGCCGGGCCGCCCAAGCCGGCCAAGCCGAAGGCCGACCCGCGCCGCCCGTTGTTCTACCGGGGCCGCTGCCGGTGGACGCGGTCGCGGGCCGCGCTGTTCGCTGCGACGTGGCCGGGCGGTGCGCGGTGAAGACCGTCGCCGTTCTTTCCCTGACGATCGCGTCCTGGCTGATCTCCGCCTGGACGCTGATGTTGACCGTCGGCATCGTCCACGCGGAGTGGATTCCGCAGCTGCCCACGATCGGCTTCAGGCTGGCGCTGCTGCTGGCCGGGATCTTCTTCATCCGCGCGGTCATCGCGGCCGTCTTCACCGAGGTCCTCAAGGCGGACCGGCGATGACCGCGCTGGCCCTGAACGCCGAGCTGGCGTACCGCGTCCTGGACCACATCGACGCGCACCCGGAGCAGCACGACCAAGGTCTCTGGTTCGCCGAGAAGTATGAGTGCGGCACCGTCGCGTGCTTCGCCGGGTGGACCGCCATGCTTGCGGGCGGCCGGCTCGCCAAGGTTAAAGATGAGTGGGACTTCGCCACCACGGTCATTGTCGGCGGCCTGCCCGAAGAGCTGATCGGCAAGCACGTCTCGTACGCGGCGGCCGTGCTGCTCGGCATCGCCGAAGATCTGGATGACGAGGACGAGGCGCAGGCCCTCAGGATCTTCAACGGCCACAACACTCGCGAGGACCTGGGCGAGTTGGTCGCCGAGACCTTCGGCCCGCGCCCGGCCGCCGCTCCGGATCGCTGGTCGGCGATGATCCCGAACCCTCACCCCCTGGCGAACTGCGGGCCGCTCCTGATGCAGCTGCCGCCAGGCGTAATGTGCCCGACCTGCGGCACCGTGCCGCCGGTGCCCGACCCGACCGACGACGTCCCGCCGAACGCGGGGTCCGCGTCATGACCGCCCACTCCGCCGCCCGCCCGTGGCGCGTCCTGCAGCAGCAGTCCAACTGCGACGACATCGAGGTCTGCTCTCACCGTTTCGAGCTCACTGCCGACCTGCACGCGATCTGGCGCGGCAGCCGCTCCCGCCGAGAGACCGGCGTCTTCTACACCGTTCGCCGCCGCGAGGAGGTGGCGTCGTGACCGCCACCAAGCTGACTGGCGTCTGCCGCGCCGACCGCCGGGTCCGCCGCCCGCTGATCGCGTTTGAGGCCGAGGAGCTGTCGGAGCAGCTTCAGGCCGAGGGCCTGCCGGTGACGGTTCAGCTGCCCGTCGAGGGTGACCCGCAGATCGTGTTGTGGCCTGCGCTGGCGTTGACGACGCGGGAGCAAGTCCACGCGATGCACGTGGTCAAGGAGGCCACGGACGCCCCGGTGCGCTGGGCAGGGGTGGCGTAGATGGCCGCGACGCACCGAGTGAGGAGGTACGTCCCGGCCGCGCCCCGGATCGACGCGCTCGACGACCGGTTCGCCGACAACCTGCGCACGATCCGCACCGCCCGGAAGATCTCCCGGCCCGTGCTGGCCGAGAAGACCGGCATCCCGCGCCGCACCATCGAGAACATCGAGACCGGTCACGGGTGCCCGCCCGGGCGTCGTCGCCGGGTCACGATCGGCGAGGCGGTCGTGCTCGCTGAGGCCCTGGGCGTGAAGCCGGGCGAGCTGCTGCGCGGTGCCGAGTGACCGCCGTCGAGCTTCTGCCGCCCGGCACCGGACCACATGACGAGCGCTGGCACGAACTGCGCCGCGCCGGCGTGACCGCCTCCGAGATCGCCGCCGTCATGGGCCTGTCGCCGTGGCAGTCGCCGTTCTCGCTGTTCTGGTCGAAGACGTACGCGTGGGACGGCGGCGACAACGAGTTCATGTCGGCCGGGCGGCACCTTGAGGACGGCATCGCCGACTGGTGGATGGCCGAGCACGACCCGCTGGAGAACCTGGTCATGTGCCGGGCCGGGCTGTACGCGCACCCGGACCGGCCGTGGCAGCTCGCCACCCCGGACCGGCTGATCTGCGACCCGCAGACGCACGATGACCCGTTCCCGGACGACCCGGAGTTCGAGTGGAGGCACCCGAACAGCAACGTCTGGGCGCTGCTGGAGTGCAAGTGGGTGGCGCAGTCGTGGGACGGCTGGGGTGAGTCCGGCACCGACGAGATCCCCGTCTACTACCGCGCCCAGGTGCTCTGGCAAGCCGACGTCATGGGCGTTGACGAGGTCAACGTCGCCGCGCTCGGACCTGGTGGCTTCCGGGCCTACCGGGTGCGCATCGACGAGCAGGCCGAGACCGACCTGGTGCTCATGCGCGCCGCCGGCCTGGAGTTCCAGCAGCGCGTCGAGAGCGGCGACGCCCCGGACCTGGACGGCCACACGGCCACGATCGGCGCGCTCCAGAAGCTCTACCCCGACGTGGGTCAGGGCGACGTGGAGGTGCCGCTGGAACTGGCCGAGGCGTACCGGCAGGCCCGCGCGGATCGCAAGGACGCGGAGCAGCGGGTCGCCGAGTGCGAGGCGCGGATCCGGGCGGCGCTCGCATCCGAGTACAGCCGGGCCGTCTGCAACAAGAAGCTCGTCGCCTCCCGCTCGGTCTTCGAGCGCACCGCCGCCGACGAGGACGAGCTACACGCCCTCGACGACGGCTTCCCCATCACCGACCGCCTTAACCCTGGCCGCGCGGCCAGCTACCTCTAGGAGCCCATCGTGGGTTTGGATATCTACCTTTACGACAAGGCGCAGGCCGAGCAGAACGAGCGGCACAACGTCGCTTCGACCGCGTTCTACGAGCGGGCCGACTACGACTCGTTGACCGAGGAGCAGAAGGAAGCCGAGCGCGCGAAGATCCCCGCGTACGCGCCGTGGACAACGGTCCCGTCCGAGCGCCACCCGGAGCATCTGTTCAACCGGCGCTACCTGCGCAGCTCATACAACAACGGCGGCTTCAACCACGCGGTACCCGAGATGCTCGGGACGGCGAAGAACGACTACCCGGACGAGCGCGGCTCGCTGTACTGGATCTTTAAGCCGATGGGCCGCGAGTGGGACGGCGACGACGGCAACCTCACTGCCGCGGACATCGACAAGCTGCGCGAGTGCAAGGCCCGCGCCCAGGAGATCGCCGCCGATCTGACGAAGTGCGACCGGCTGCGCGTCACCACGATCAACCCGAACCTGTTTGCCAGCGCGCCGCAGCACACCGATGACGAGGCGCTTGCCATGTACCGCGCCGAGCTGCCGCTGCATGGTGACGGCTGGTACTCGAAGGGTCCGGACTTAAACGTCTTCGGTGACGGGCTGGTCGTGCTGGCCGCGATTCCCGGCAAGGCGTCGTTCGGCCCGCCGGGTGTGCACCTCATCTACCGAGCGTCCGACGACGCCTTCGAGTCCTACGTCCAGTCCGCCGAGATCGTCGCCGAGTTCTGCGACGAGGCAATCGCGCTGATCGAGCGCGACGGCGGCGCCCGCATCTCCTGGAGTGGCTGACCCGTGCCTGAGACCGTCGCCAACGCCGTTGCCCAGCGAGACACCTCGCCGGGCGCACTCATCAAGACCTACAGCAGCAGCTTCGCCACCGTGCTGCCGTCGCACGTCAAGCCGGAGACCTGGGTCCGGCTCGCCCAGGGCGCGCTCAAGAAGGGCAAGCGGATCCAGGCGCCGAACCCGAAGTCGCCGGATCACCGCAACCACGGCCGGTTCGAGCTGGAGGTCGCCGCCGAGAACAACCCGGGCGTGTTCCTCGCCGCCCTGCTCGACGCCGCCCGGCTCGGGCTCACCCCCGGCTCGGAGGAGTACTACCTGACCCCTCGCCGGGCCGGCGGCCAGCTGGAGATCCTCGGCATCGTCGGCTATCAGGGCTACGTCGAGTTGATGTACCGGGCCGGCGCGGTGTCCTCGGTGGTCGTGCAGGTGGTCCGCGAGAACGACGAGTACCGCTACCAGCGGGGTGTTGACCGGGTGCCGGTGCACCGGTTCAAGCCGTTCGCCCGGGAGGCCGAGCGCGGGAAGCTGATCGGCGTCTACGCCTACGCCGAGTTGCAGAGCGGCGCGGTGAGCCAGGTCGTCGAGCTGAACCAGGACGACATCGACCGGATCAAGCGGGTCAACCCGGCATCCGGCAGCGACTACTCGCCGTGGACCAACTGGGAAGCCTCGATGTGGATGAAGTCGGCGGCCCGGCAGCTGCGCAAGTGGGTGCCGACCTCCGCCGAGTACCGCAAGGAGATCGCCCGCGCCGCCGCCGAGGTTCAGCGGGTGATCGCCGATCCGGAGATGCCGCCCGGTGCCGACGCGCCGCAGGGCGACGTCCTGGAGGGCGAGCTGGTCGATGACGCGCCTGCTGGCGCCGACTGGCCGGAGCCCGCCGAGATCCCGGTCGGTGGCCAGTGACCCGCCTCGACCTCCGCTCACCGTTCTCCGCCTCGTTCAGGCCCGCCGACGCCGACGCTCTCGCGGTCGCGCTGAAGGCGCTGGCCGCGCCGGCTCGGCTGCGGATCCTCGCCCTGCTGCACGCGCATTCCCAGATGGCCAACCGGGACCTGGAGGAGGCGCTTGGCCTGTCGCAGCCGACCGTCGCCCATCACCTTCAGCTCCTCGGCGAGGCCGGGCTGATCCGGACCACCCGGCAGGGCGTGTGGGGCGTCCGCACGCTGAACGAGGCCGGACTGGCCGATCTGGTACGGCTGCTGACGCCGGGCGGTGCCGAGTGAGCGCGCCGCAGGTTGTTGACCATGTCTGGCGTCCGCCCACGTCGAACGGCACCGCGCGCCGGGGTGGCCCGGTGCACGCCCGGCTGTGCGAGTTCATGAACTGCCGCCGCCCGCGCGCCGAGCACGAACGCGCCGTCACGGGGCGGTGGGGCCGGTGACCGACTGGGACCGCTACCGCAAGTGCGAAGCGTGCGCCGCCGAGATCAGCAAGCCGTGCCTTCAGCTGTCCGGCGTCGCGCCGGGCGGTGCCGCTGTCGCCGTGGAGGCCGACCGTCCGCACGGCGGCCGAGAGCTGCGCGTCGGGTACGCGCGAGTGAGGAAGTCCTGATGACCCAGATCGAACGCCCCAAGCTGACCATCAACCGGCCCGACGACGACCACCTCGTCATCGAGATCGACGGCAAGGAGATCGCGTCGGCGAACCACGACGAGCACGGCTGGTGCGGCATGGACGCCGTCGAGCAGACCGCGCTTGCCGTCGCCAAGGCGGCCGGGCTGGCCATCGACGAGCCCGAGCCGATGGGTGACATAGAGGCCTACGCGATCGAGCTACTGCACGAGGGCGGCCAGTCGACCGCCGAGGACGACACCGACGAGGACGAACGGTTCGAGCGCCCTAACGACCACCTCGCCGCCTGCAACCTGTCGATCAACATGGCGAACGCCATCCGCGAGAACCCGGGCGACTTCCTGGACTGGTACCGGCGGGTGAGGCCCTGATGCTGCGCCGCCTGTTCGGCCGCCTTCCGGCCATCCGACCCGAGTTCCTCGACGCCCCCGACGGCGTGATCCTCGGCGACCCGAACGCCGACCGCATCCGCGCCATCGACCAGCAGATCCTGCGCGCCACCACCTGGGACGAGGTGGACGCGCTGCTCGACGAGCGGCTGAAGCTGCGGCCCGCGCCGGCCGCCCGCCGAGTCCCGGTCGTCCCGGGCGGGGGTGGGTCGTGAACGCCCTCGGTGCGCTGCTGCTGGTGCTGCTCGCCCCGGTCGCGCTCTACGCGCTGGCTCGCTGGGTCGGCCTCGGCCGGTGCCTTTCCTGCGGGCGTGCCTGCCTGCCGTGGTCGGCCTGCTGCTGGACGCACAGCCCGGACAACCCGGAGGCCGTGCCGGGCGGGGAGGGCGGATCATGAGCACCACCGAGACCATCCTGCTCATCGTCGGCGCGATCGTCGTCGTCCTGCTGTTGGCCGGGAGCAGCAATGACGGCCGGTGACCGCATCGTCCGCACCGTCGAGATCGACCTCGACCGCCAGGGCAACGGCATCCAGCACCGGGTGCCCGGCGGTCCGACCATCGGGTTCCGGCGCTACCACCGTTCCGTGCTGCTCGGCGTCCACGGCACGGCGACGTGGCTCGGGCCGGACGACGCCGAGGCGATCGGCATCGAGCTGCTCGCGGCGGCTGAGGCGATGCGCCGGTGCCGGCACGGGCTCAGCTCGGGTACCGCGCCTAATCCCACTGCCTCGAAGGAGCCCCGTCGTGCCTGAGTTCCGGATCACCTACACCATCGAGCGCCGGGACAGCAACGGCGACTGGGCCGAGATCGGGTTCGGTTCGTCCGCTGGTGACGCGACCCTCGACGCGGCGCTGTACCACGTCCAGTCCGACATCCAGAACCGCCAGTGGGAGACCTCGGGCGACATGCCGGAGCCGGAAGAGGTGGACGGGTAATGGCGGGCGCCTACTGCATGTACTGCCAACGGCGGTGCTTCGTCTCGCGACAGGTGATCGTCGGCGGGCAGGTGCTCTGGTCCGGGCACATGGCCACCTGCCAGCGCGGAAAGCAGCACGACCGCGACGCCCTCGGCATGGACTCGGACACGGCGCACAACCCCGTCTGGGATGGCTGCGAGTGCCCGAACGCCTGCGGCCCCAAGCAGGCCGCGACAGCTACCGGTTCGAGCCCGACGGGCGGTGCGCCGTGACCCCGATGCCCGCAGCCGCCGCCGACTGGATCTACCACCAGGTGCTCACCCTCGCCTACCGGCAGTCGGTCGGCGCCGAGGGTCGCGGCCACGATCACGACCTCGCCCGCGGTCCGGCCGCCGTCCGATCCTGCGCCTGCGAGTGGGGGCGCTGCCACGGCTGCCAGGTAGGCCGGCACAGCCACTGCGTGCGCGCCCGGGTCGTGAGCCCGGCCGCCCGGATCCTCACGCGCTCCGGCCAGGTCGCCACCGTGCGTCTCGACAACGAGAAGTCGGTGTACGCCGAGGTGCTCCCGTCCGGGCGGGCGTGCGGCTGGCGGTGCCCGTGCGACTGCCTGCCGCCCGCGATGCCGGTCGCGGTGGTCGAGCCTGAGCCGGCCGTCCAGCTGGAGCTCTTCGCGATCGGAGGTGCCCGGTGATCGAGCCGACCGACGAGATGCGCATGGTCGCCTACCGCGACGCCCGCGAGTGGGCCGCCGTGCACGGTCACCAGCAGCCCGACGACCGGATGATCGACGACGTCGTGGCTGCCGTGCTCGCCATCGTCGAGCGGGACAGGTCGGACGAGCCCGGCCTCACGCGGGCAGCGAACGCCGCTCGGCGGATCGCCGACCGCTTTGACGAGCAGGCCAAGGGCAAGACCGGCGCGGAACGGATCGAGAAGCTGTCTCAGGCCATCGGGGCCCGCCTCGTGGCGATCCGGCTGATCGAGCTGGCCGACGCTGAGGGTAAGTCGTGAAGCCGCCGCGCAGCAAGGTCACCCCGCACGTCTTCCAGCCCGACCCCGACGTGCCGCCCGACCCGCTGAGCCGCAACGCCCGCGAGGTGTGCCGGACCTGCCACCTGCTCGGCCAGCCCGGCGACGCCCACCACACCATGCCCGAACCGGTCGAGGACGCACAGTCCCGGGCCGCCGGCGAAAGGAGCGGAGGCGACCGATGACCGACGTCCAACTCGCATACGAGCGGGCCCGAGCCGAGGAGGCCGAGCGCAGGGAGGCACAGTTCCGCAACTGGTGGGCGGGGGTGTCCAAACAGCTCGATGACCTGAAGCGCCAGTACGCCCGGGAGACCTGGGAGCGGGCCGAAAGCTGCGACACGCACGGCGAGAAGATCAAGACCCTCGACGCCCAGCTTCTGTACTTCCAGCGGCGGTCCCGCGAGACCGAGGACGCACGCGTCAAGCTGGTGATCGGCCTGCACGTTCTCCAGGACATCGTCCGCGAGCATCGCGCAGGGAACACCCGCGCGGACCTGACCGTCGACGAGCTGATCGGCGCGGTCGAGGCAATCGTCTGGCGCACCCTCGACCAGAAGCCGGAGACGGAAAAGCGGCCCCCGAAAGTGGTCCAGGCGAGCCTGTTGGACGTCGGCGGTAACGCGGCATGACCCGGTTGGACGCCTCGCTCAAGTGGGGGCTCAGACTCTCCGACCTTGAGCGCGTCGCTCGCCGGGCGGCATGGAACACCCGAGCCGGCGCGGCCCAGTTCGACGACCGATATGCGGTGGCGTTCGGCGCCGCGGTGGAGTTCCTCTATGCCGCCGAGCAGCCCGTGCCCGAGGCCCTCCTTTACCGGGCCGCCCAGGACGGGCTCTTCCGCGAGTCGGACAAGGTCCGCAGCTACGCGGGGATCGGTTGGCGGCCCGATGAGGGGTACGGCGAATCCGGGGCCGCGCCGAGATTCGTCATGTACTGGGCTGACCAGAACCTTCCGACACCGTCACCGGAGAACGGTGTCGTGGAGCGGATGGCGCTCGCCCAGATCCTGCCCACGCTCCCCCCGAAACAGTTGCAGGCCGTCCTGGCGCTCGCGGCGACGGGGAGCCACCAGGCCGCAAAAGAGGCGCTCGGCAACCCGTCCTGGTACGGCCGGTACTTGTCCCTGGCTCGGCGGCACATCCTGGCGCTGTGGCACGAGGGCGAGGAGCCCAGTCGGGTCTGGGGAATCGACCGCCGAGGCTCCCGGCCGGTGCGTGACCGGCTCAGGAATACGCGCAACAAGCGCGCCCGAAAGGGGTCGCCTGACGCCCGGCCGTAACCATTCCCCACGCGGCCGGACCGCATTCCACTAACGCACGTCCCCGCAATTTGCGAGGGCTTGCAGATAGCGATTAGAGCACGAGGCGAGATGGTGATCAAGAATACGGCAGGCGACGGCGCGCCATTGATTGTCATGCGCCGTGAGCTGGGAGAATTGGGTGGACCGGAAAGGGCGTGTCACCGCCCGATCCGGCCGCTAGGTCCCCGATTCGAGCCAACCGAACCGGAAGGAGCCGTGCTGTGACTATCGCATGGCGCTCACCGTTTCCGCACGCCCACGCCGCCGTGTCATTCGCCATTCCGGCGGGCGACTGATGGGCGCGACCAACGCGCTCGACGCGTACCGGCGCTTCGGCGGCAAGGTGCCGGCCACCTCGCTGGCGGTCCTGGTCTACATGGCGCTGGTCTCGAAGGACCGCGACGCCTGGCCGTTCTACCGCTCCGGCCAGCACGCCATCGCCCAGCATGCCCTCGGCCGCACGAACCCGACCGAGCCCGACCTGAGGGCCGTCCAGCGCGCCCTGAAGCCCCTCCTTGACGCCGGGGCGATCACCGTCGAGCGCGCCGGAGCGGCCCGATCCGACGGCAACACCACCGCCCGATACCGGCTGAACCTTCACGAGCGGGCCGACAAGGCGCGCGCCGATTGGGAGCAGACACCCGACGGAAAGCGTCGGATGTCGGATGGCCGCAGAGATCAACAACATACGACGAAAAGTGGCGGAGACATACGACGAAAAGTGACGGGACATACGACGGTTTCTGACGAGACACCCGACGAAAACCGTCGGCCTAAGGAGACAAGAGGAGACATGAGGAGCGATAAAACCGAGGAAGAAGGGGTTGATGTAACTACGGCCTCTCACCCTCCGCGCGCGAGCACGCCGAGCGCCAAAGCCCCCGTGATCCGCCTCGATGAACGCCGACCCCGCGACAGCCGCCCGCCCGGCCGCGCCGTCGTCACCCGCAGCGAGGAAGTCGCCGAGCGACTCCGCGAAGCCAGCGCCCGCGTCGCAGCTCGACGCGCCGAGCACCAAGCCCGCCTCGCCTCAGGAGAGAACCCGTGACCTGCCTCGCCATCTGCATCACCCCCAGCCCGACCAACGCCCACTGCGGCGCATGCCACGTCACCTTCGGCTCCGTCAGCGGCTTCGACCGCCACCGGCGCGGCGGCGAATGCCTCGACCCGGCCGGGCTCGGCTTCGTCCGTGACCGCAACGGCATCTGGCGGTACGCCTCGCCTGACGGCCTGGCCGCCTGGCCGCAGCGTGCCGCCGCCCCCGCCATCCCGCTCGACTCCCGGAGGACCTCGTGACCACCGAACAGCACTACGCCCGCGGCCTCGAACTGTTGGCCGAGTCCGAGCGCTACACCGGCGACAACCTCGCCATCTGGCGGGCGCAGCGAGCAGCCGCCCACTTCGCCGCTGCCGCCGCCGGAGCACAACTCCGCGCCGACGCCCGCCTCGCCGCCGAGAACACCCCGGAGGTCTCCTGATGGCCGACCTGCCCCCGACCCAGTACCTCGTCATGGAAGTCCTCGCCGCCCGCCACCGCCTCGGCGAGACGCTCTGGACCTTCCCGTCGAACCTCCGGCAGACCATGGAGCAGCTCGCCCGGCAGCAGCTCATCGGCTGGAAGTCCGGCGTCGCGCCGGCGTCCATCCAGGCGTGGCTTACCGACACCGGCCGCGCCGAGGTGCTGAAGCCCGACTACGTGCCGCCGATCCTGCGCGCTGACGGCTACCAGCGCGCGATCGCCGTGCTCAACGGCGTCGCGGCCCGAAGCGGCAGCCCGGCAGCACGGTGGGCCGCCGAGTACCTCGCCGCCGACCCCGACCGCGCGCTGCTCGCCGACTCGTGTACCTGCCCGCCGCCGTACCGCACCAGCGCCGCCGCTGACCCGGACTGCCCCGTCCACCACGGCCGCCGCGCCCGAGGGCCCAAGCCGCCGCCGCTCGGGCCCGACTGCATCTGCGACGGCTCCGGCCGCACCTGCCCACGACACGGAGCCGTCCTGTGATCCGCCTGCCCGACGACGGTCGCATCGGCCCCGCCCTGCGCGGGATCCGCCGCATGCACCGCCTCACCCAGAAACAACTCGCCGCCGACAGCGGCCTCTGGCCATCCCAGCTCGCCCACTGGGAACGCGGCGACCGCCAGCCCGACCTGGCGTCACTCATCAAGCTCGCCGCCGGCCTCGGCTACGACCTGGCCCTCATCCCCCGGGAGGACGCCGAATGAACAAGGAGCGCGTAGTTGCTCGTCTGACGAAGTACAGCCGACGAGACGGGGACTGCATCCGGTGGACAGGCCGGCTTAACGTCAAGGGCTACGGGCAGATCGGCGTTGACGGGAAGTCCAGAGCGGCCCATCGGGTCGCGTACGAAGTGCTGGTCGGGCCCATTCCTGCCGGTTTGGAGATCGACCACCTGTGCCGAGTCCGGGACTGCATCAACGTGCAACACCTTGAGCCGGTGACCCACCTGGAGAACGTTCGCCGTCGGCGTGACAACCCTGACGAGTGCGTCAAAGGCCACCCGTTCAACGAGGAGAACACCTACTGGTTCAACCAGAAGGGCCGCTCGAACCCGGTGCGAAAGTGCAGGCGGTGCAGGAAAGAATCCAACGCCGCCCGGCCGCGTCGGCCGATGACCGACCAGGACAAGGAGCGACTGGCTGCCCGTGATCGACGGGGCCGGAAACGTGCCCGGCCCGCGCGGCCCATCCCGGACCCGGATCAGGGCCTGTGGCTGACCAGGGAGGGCGCGTGATCACCGCACTCGCCCTGTTCGTCGGCGGCGTCGCCGTCGGCTACCTCGTGAGTCGCTGGCGTGAGGACTGCTTCTGGCACCGCCTCTTCGTCCGCGAGTTCACCCGCCCGCAGATGAGCACCACGCCGCCAACCGTCGCCGAGGTGGGCCGACCGATCTGGCTCACCGGCCCGTGCCCGATCTGCGACGACGGACCGTTCACGGAACTCGCCTTCGCGGAGCACATGCGCGCCCGGCACGGTGACTCATGACCGACCCGACCTGCGTGTGTGGTTGCGACCGCCCCTGCCCCGACGGCTACGCCCGAGCCGAGTGTGCCGCCCGTGTCCGGCTGGCCCTGCTCGGCGACGACCGGCAAGACGACCGGCCCGGCCTCGTGGACACCGCGCCCGCAGCCCGGGACATCGCCTACGGGATCGCCGTTGTCGGCACCGGGGGTGGATCATCCGGCAAGCCAGGGTCGCGAATGCCCCTGGATCTTGCCGTGGCGGCCAAACTGGACGCGGTGCAGGGGTCGGTTACCACCTGGGCCCGTCACGTCGCAGAAGAGCGCTCAGGCGGTTTGTGGGTCGTCACCGAGCCGCCCCGCCGGGAACCCATCGCCGGGCCGCTGTGCCGCAGCCGCTACGAGTGCGGGCACGACTCGTGCAAGCCGATCCGAGACCCGGAGTCGGTCAAGGCCGCCGACCCGCTTGAACAGGCCGCCCGGTATCTCGCGCACAACCTGGAGTGGCTGCGGCATCGGCCCGAGTGCGACGAGGCGTTCTCGGACTTGCTGGCGGCGGCGGGCGTGGTGCGCGCGATCGTGGCCATGCGGGGCGGGCGGAAGTACCTCGGGCCGTGCGGGGCGACGCTGAGGCCGAGGCCCTGTTGCGACCTGCACAACGAGAACTGCGAGCCCTCCGGAGATCTGTGCTGCCAGGAATGCACCGAGGCGGCGCACGCCACGTTCCCGGTGCCGCACCTCGATGGCTCCCACTGCGTCCTGAACACCATGACCTGCGAGGGTGACGTCTACGGCTACCCGGGTGCGGCCAGCGGGCGATGCCGGACGTGCGGCGCCGAGCACGACCAGGGCGAGCGGCAGGCGTGGCTCGCCGAGGAAGCCAGCAAGGCCGTCGCCCGCGCCTCACTCATCGCCGACGCCCTCCGCATCAACGTCAACACCATCCGGTCCTGGGCGTTCGGACGGCCCGAGGTGGTCGCGGAGAACGGCGTCGTCGTGCGCGAGGCCAAGCCGCCCGTGTTGTTCCCGCGCGACCACGACTCGGCAGGGCGTCCGCTGTACCTGGTCGGAGACGTGCGCGAGCTGGCCAGGCAGGCGGCCGAGAGGCGCGAGGCGGCGCGGGCGAAACGAGAGCAGCGGGAAACCGCCGAGATGGGAGCATGACGAAATGACCGAGACGCACCGCTGCGAGACCTGCGACACTCCGGTCGAGGTCGGCCTGGTCGATACGACCACCCGGGCCGACTTCACGCGCGGCGTCCGGACCTACGTCTGGGGGCGACACGAGCAGTGCACCGGCTGCGGCAGCACGGCCCGACCCAAGCTGGTCGTCGATGAGGCGGACTTCCTGACGCAGCCGGTGGAGGGGTGATCGCCGTGGACGATTTGCTGAGCTTCATCCGAGTCAGACTCGACGAGGAGGAGCAGGCGGCGCGGGCCGCTGCCGCCGACAGTCCCGGGCCCTGGCGAAACGAGACGGAAAGCGACGAGAGCGGCTACCACCAGGGCAAGATTCTCAGCGCCAAGGGCTACACCGTCGTGCACGTGGAAGACCAAACCCCACGGCCTGGAACTGCTGCCCACATCGCCCGCTGGGATCCGGCCCGCGTGCTGGCCGAGGTCGAGGCCAAGCGGCGCATCCTCGACCTGCACGCTCCGTTCACGCAGCCGTACGGCAGCAAGCACGTCCAGTGCGGCCACTGCGCCGATCTGTGCCACTCCCGTAGCGGGCTCGGATGCGACGACCCGGTTGACGCACCCTGGCCCTGCCCTACCGTGCGCCTGCTCGCTCTGCCGTACGCCGACGACCCCGACTACCAGCAGGAATGGCGTCCGTCACCCCGTTCTTGACGGCCCGTGTCAAGCCTGCAATGATCCCGTGCAGGCGGATCCAGTCCGCCCAGACCACGACAAGCCCTCGCCCAACCGGCGGGGGCTTTCGTCGTATCCAGGCTCCGGATGCACGCCGGATGGTGGGGGAAACGGGGCGCGTCACGGCCGGGCTACCTGGCGCGCCCCACACCGCGGAGGTGGCCATGCCCCGTAGGCCATGCCTCGACTGCGGCACACCCACCGACCGGGCCGGCTCCCGCTGCGCTAGATGCGCCAGTGCCCGCAACCGCATCAAGGACGCAGCCCGCGGCAACCGGCACCAGCGCGGCTACGACAGCACGCACGACAGGCTGCGGGAGCAGTGGAAACCACAGGTTGAGCGAGGTGTCGTTTCCTGCGCACGATGCGCGGAGCTGATCCCTCCGGGCTCCGAATGGGCGCTCGACCATACCGATGACCGCACCGGCTATCTCGGTCCAAGTCACAAGGCCTGCAACAGCCGTGCAGGCGGCCAGGCCGCCCACCGCTGACCCCCGCCGCAGCAAGAAGCCCGGGAGCGCGTCACCGCTCACCGGGCTATTCGCCATTCCTCTCACGAAGGAACGACATGCAGCAGCGTACGTGCACTGTGCCCGGATGCGAGAACCCACCACGGACGGGTAAGGCCGAGTGGTGCAAGAAGCACTACCACCGCTGGTATCGGCATGGCGATGTCGGCCGCTGCGCGCTCCGGTCGGGCATCACGGTAAGCGAGGGGCGGCGATACCGTTCGACGCACCAGCCAGGTCATCCGCTGGCCAGGGCGAGCGGCAGGGTGTACGTCCATCAGGTCGTGCTCTTTGCGGCCATCGGGCCAGGCGCTCACCCGTGCCACTGGTGCGGCAGCCCCGTGCGCTGGGATGCGGCCAAGAGCGAACCTGATCGCCTCACAGTCGATCACCTCAACGGCATCAGCGACGACAATCGCCGCGAGAACCTGGTCCCTTCGTGTGGTCGCTGCAACACCTTGCGAGCACAGCAGGCCAAGGCAAGCGCGCTGCGGGCAGCAGGCTGGTGGTCGAACCACGACACCGTGGCGAAGCAAGGTCGCAGCCCACGCGTCACCGCCCGCGCTGCGTGACCTTCGAGAGCGCCAGCCCGGAAGAGTGCACGTGGATGCCCCCGTGCCGCCAGGCAACGCGACTCACCCTCCGTTACTCATCACTCTGCGTAACTCGCCCTGGCTTGGGTGACGATTACGCAGGGTGAGGGGGGAGGGGTCGGCACGCAGAAACCAGGAGGTCAGGGGACCGCCGGGGAACCTGCCTCGCAGTCTGTACGATTCCCGGTCACCCTTTGTAGTCAACGCTGGGTGATCGCCATCCGTCATCACCCAAAGTGATATAACGCTGTGTTACTCCCGGGAGGTCTGTGATGCCGAGGCCGCCGAGTGAGAACCCTGTCCGGCGCAATGCACGGGTCGGCCCGCTCGTTCTGCCGGCGGGCGGGCGTCAGGGCGACACTCCCGATTGGCCGCTGGAGCTGGTGAGTAGCGCCGAGCTGGGACTCTGGAAGGACCTGTGGGCTACTCCGCAGGCCGTGGCGTGGGAGCGGCTCGGGTTTACCCGGGTGGTGGCCCGCTACTGCCGTTTCGCGCTGCTCGCGGAGAACGGCAACAAGGACGCGTTCGCCGAGGCCCGCCAGTTGGAGGACCGGCTAGGGCTGACGCCGAAGGCGATGCGCCTGCTGCTGTGGACGATCTCCGCCGACGAGGTGGCCGAGAAGCGCGCCGAGAAAGGCCAGGGGGCGCCGGAGAGGACCGCACGGGGCCGGATCAAGGCCGTGGGCTGATGCCCTGGCGTGGTCCGAGCGAGCCCGGCGAGTTCCCGACGCTCGGCTACCTGGTCGGCGAGTGGATCGAAGAGCACCTGGTCGTCCCGGACGGCTACCGGCAGGGCGAGCCGTACAAGCTCACCGACGAGATGTGGCGGTTCCTGCTGCACTTCTACCGGCTCTACCCGCACGCGGGGCCATGGCCGGAGCCGGACGCCCTGCGGTACGCCGGCGGGCAGCTGCGCCGGTCGCAGAAGTGGGGCAAGGACCCGTTCGGTGCGGCGATCATCTGGGCGGAGGCGCTCGGCCCGACCCGCTTCGACGGGTGGGACGCCGACGGCGAGCCGGTCGGGGCCCCGTATCCGACGCCGCTGATCGTGTGCCTGGGCACCAGCGAGGAGCAGACCGACAACACCTGGCGGCCGTTCGTCGCCGAGGGGCAGTTGGGGCCGCTGGCGAACTGGCCGGGCCTGGACATCGGTCTGACCCGGTGCCTGCTGCCGGGCGGCGGGAAGGTCGAGCCGGTGACGACGTCGGCGAAGGCCCGCCTCGGTGCGCCGCTGACGTTCCTGACGATGACCGAGTCGCACCTGTTCACCCTGCAGGGCGGCTACCGCAAGGTGGCCGGCGCGGTGAAGCGCAACGTCGCCGGCATGGACGGCCGGTGGCTGGAGCTCACAAACGCGTGGGACCCGTCGGAGGGTTCCGAGGCGCAGGTAACCGGCGACAACCCGGACGAGCGCACCTACGTGGACACGATCGAGCCGCGCCGGGTCGAGGACCTGGGTGACGACGAGGCGCTGTACGCGGAACTGCTGCGCCAGTACGGCGACAGCGCCCGCGAGCGGGGCGGCTGGGTGAACATCCGCGGCCGCATCTTCGGCGAGGCCCGGTCGAGCAAGCACATGGAAGCCGACCGGCGCCGCTACTTCCTGAACGAGATCGTCGTCGGCCAGTCGGTATTCGTGGACCCGATCCGCTGGGACGCCTCGGTCGGCGATGAGCGGCTGAAGCCGGGCGAGCAGATCGCCCTCGGGTTCGACGGCAGCAAGAAGCGGGACGCCACCAGCTTGATCGCCTGCCGCCTGTCGGACGGGCAGCTGTTCAACCTGCGGACGTGGCAGATCCCGGACGACCCGGAGAAGGCGCTGCAGTGGTCGGTGCCGTCGGTCGAAGTCGATCAGGTGGTTTCGGCGACGTTCGAGGCGTACGCCGTGGTGATGATGTTCGCCGACCCGTACCGGTGGCAGGACTACCTGGACGTGTGGGCCGGGAAGTGGCCGAAGCAGGTCGTCGAGTTCCCGACGAACGTCGAGCAGCGTATGGACAAGGCGATCGAGCGGTTCACGACCGCGTTCGCCGGCGGCCAGATCAAGCACGACGGCGACGAGACCCTCACCGCGCACGCGAAGAACGCCGTGCTGGTGAAGGGCTCGAAGAGAAAGCAGCGGCCGGGCGAGGAGGAAGAGCTCGCCTCGCACTACTTGAAGATGGCCAAGCGCGGGAAGGGTCAGCTGATCGACGCGGCGGTGGCCGCCGTGCTCGCCTACGCCGCCCGCGGGCAGGCCATCGAGGACGGGGCGCTGGTGCCCGAGCCGGTTCAGCCGTTCTTCGCGGCCTGGCGCTGAAAGGAAAGCCCCGTGACCGTTTACGACCTGACCGCGCGGGTCTCCGCCGAGGCCCGGCGCTACGAGTTCGCCCGCACGGTGCGGACCGCCTTGCGGGCCGTTCTGACCGCGATAGCCGCGGTGCTCTACGCCGCCGGGTGGGTGGCATTCAAGACGCTCGCCGGGCTGTGGCTCGTCGCCGTATGGGTCGGCGCGGCCGTGAAGGTGGGCTGGCGGGAGGCCCGCGCCGCCGAACGCACATGACGCTGACGGGAGTGTGACCGGGTGGGCCTGCTCGAAAAGGTCAGCGCCGCGGCCCGCGGTCGCACGGAGACCCGTTTCTCGGTGGATCAGTGGATTAGTCAGTACCTGATCCCGTCGCAGTTCCAGTACGGCGGCAACACGTACTCGTTCGGGCTCACGCAGACGCTGGCCGGCCAGCGCGTCCAGCAGGTGGCGGCGACGCTGCCCGGGTATGCGGCAGCACTGCGGGCGTGCCCGCCGGCGTTCGCGGCGCAGATGGTCCGCGCGCTGGTGATCAGCCAGGCCCGGTTCGCGTTCCGGAACCGGCCGTCGACGCGGACGCCGCGGCGGATTTTCGGCACATCGGAGCTGTCGATCCTGGAACGGCCGTGGCCGAACGCCACGACCGGCGAGCTGCTGGCACTGATGGAGTGGCACGCCGGGCTGACCGGCAACGCGTTCGTGGTCCGTCAGCCCTCCCGGCTGCGGGTGCTGCGCCCGGACTGGACGGCCGTGGTGTACGGCTCGGAACAGGACCCGGACGACGCGGCGACCGCCCTCGACGGGGAGATCATCGGCTACGTCTACCAGAACGGCGGCATCGGCTCCGGGCGAGGCAAGCCACAGACCATGCTCCGCGAAGAGGTGGCCCACTGGTCGCCGATCCCGGACCCGGAGCGGCCCGGAATGGGCCAGTCCTGGGTCACCGCGGCGCTCGCCGACATTCAGGGCGACCGGGCGGCCACCCAGCACAAGCTGAAGTTCTTCGAGAACGGCGCCACCCCGAACATGGTCGTCTCGGGCATCACCGCGGCGAACCGGGATCAGTTCAACGAGATCGTCGCCGCGATGGACGAGAGCCACGCCGGGGTCGCCAACGCGTACAAGACGCTGTACCTGGCGGCCGGCGCCGACGCGACCGTGGTCGGCGCCGACCTCAAGCAGCTGGACTTCAAGGCCACCCAGGGCGCCGGCGAGACCCGCATCGCGATGCTCGGTCGGGTGCCTGCGCCGCTGCTGCAGATCTCCGAGGGCCTGGCCGGATCGAGCCTGAATGCGGGCAACTTCGGCATGGCCCGGCGCATCTTCGCCGACAGCTGGGTGTATCCGAGCCTGCAGGACGTCTCCGCTGCCCTGGCGCCGCTGTTGCGCGTGCCGGGCGACGCGGAACTGTGGTTCGACACCACCGACATCCCGCTGCTGCGCGAGGACGCCAAGGACGCCGCCGAGATCACCGAGATCCAGGCGCGCACCATCGGCGGCCTCGTCAAAGAGGGCTTCACCCCCGAGTCGGCCAAGGCTGCCGTCCTCGGCCAGAACATGGCGCTGCTCGAACACTCCGGGCTTGTCAGCGTCCAGCTGCAGGTGCCCGGCACCGTCACCTCACCCCAGCCCCCGGGAGGCACCACGTGAGTACCACCCTGGCCCGGCCGGCGGGGATCTGTCTGCGGGCGGCCGAGTTCCGCGCAGACGACGACCCCGGCGACGGCCGCACCCTGACCGGCTACGCCGCCGTGTTCAACTCGCCGACCCGGATCCGGTCATGGGAAGGCGAGTTCGACGAGGTGATCGCCCCGGGCGCGTTCAAGCGGACCCTGCGCGAGCGGACCCCGGTGCTGCAGTTCGACCACGGCCGCGACCAGCGCACCGGCACCGTGCCGATCGGGTCGATCGACGACCTGCGCGAGGACGAGCAGGGTCTGTTCGTGTCGGCGCGCCTGTTCGACAACCCGGTGGTCGAGCCGATCCGGCAGGCCATCGCCGGCAAGGCCATCACGGGCATGTCGTTCCGGTTCGCCGTCGCCGAGGAGCGATGGACCGACTCCGACGGCAAGAAGGTCCGCGACGACGAACTCGCCCGGCTGCTGTGGGAGCCGGGTGACCGCGGCCCGCTGAAGCGCACGATTCTGCGCGTCGACCCGCTGTTCGAGCTCGGCCCGGTCGTGTTCCCCGCCTACGACTCCACCTCCGTCGGTGTGCGGTCGCTGCTGGCGCAGCTGACCCCCGACGAGCACCGCGAGATGCTGCGCGAACTGGCCGCCGAACTGCGGCAGGCCGGGCAGCTCCCAGACCTCACCGGGCGACCCGCGCAGGGTGCGGGTGGCGGTGAGCCAGGCACGCAGCCAGGGAACGGCGAGCGGCCAACCGTTTCGACCCGTTCGCTCGCCGACGACGGTGAGCTTCGCCTGAGAGGCATCCTGAAGTGACCGAGATTCTCGACGAGCTGCGCGGCAAGGATGCCGCGGACCTCAAGGACGCCGGCCTGCCCGACGAGCTGCGCGGCAAGACCCCGGATGAGCTGGCCCGCTACGTCGAGGTGCTCGACGCGCACCTGCGCGCCCTGCATCAGGACGACGACACCGGCGAACTGCGCGACAAGACGCCGGACGAGCAGAAGGCGTTCGACTACGGCCTCAAGCTGCGCGACCTGGCGATCGCCCGGATCGAGGAGCACCGCAACATCCAGGAGATCTTCCGCCGCAAGCCGAAGTCGGTCGAGCGGGCACTCGCCAACATCAAGTACGGCGACGAGCCCGGCGGCAGCGTCATCCGGCTGTCCACCGCCGAAGCCCGCGACAAGGCGCTGCGCGTCCTCGACGACCGCAACGCCGCGGCGCACCTGCGTTCCGACCAGAAGGACCAGGTCGAGAAGGCGGTCCGCCGCAACTCCGACATCGCCCGGCGCATCCTGGTTACCGAGAACGACGCCTACCGGTCGGCGTGGATGAAACTGGCCACCGACCCGCACCCGATGCTCACCGACGACGAGCGCCACGCCGTGCTCGCCTACAACGAGTACCGGGCCATGTCCGAGGGCACGACCACCGCCGGCGGCTTCGGCATCCCGGTGTTCATCGACCCGTCGATCATCCTGACCGCGCAGGGCAGCGGGAACCCGTTCCTGACGCTCGCCAAGCAGGTGGACGTCAACACCAACATCTGGAAGGGCGTCAGCTCGGCCGGCGTGTCCTGGGCGTTCCAGTCCGAAGGCGTGGCCGTCACCGACAACTCCCCAACCCTGGCGCAGCCGCAGGTTCAGGTGTACATGGCCCGCGGTTTCATCCCGTTTTCGATCGAGGTCGGGCAGGACTACCCGGGCTTCGCCGACGAGATGCAGACGCTGCTGGCGTCCGGCTACGACGAGCTGCTCGTGGACAAGTTCACCCGCGGCTCCGGCACCGGCGAGCCCACCGGCATCGTGACCGCCCTGAGCGCGAACACCAACGTGCGGGTGACGGTGACGACCGGCGGCTCGTTCGGCACCCCCGACCCGTACAAGGTGTGGAAGGCGCTGCCGCAGCGCTACCGGCGGATGGCGAACTGGATGATGAGCGTCGGCGTGAACAACGCCGTTCGCCAGCTCGGCACCGCGAACGTGTTCCACGCGTTCACCGAGAACCTGCCCGCCGAGTGGGCCGACACCCTGTTCGGCAAGGGCGTGTACGAGACGCCGTACATGAACGACGTCACCACCTCCACCTCGGCCACCACCGAGCTGGCCGTGGTCGGCGACTGGGCGAACTACGTGATCGCCCGCCGCGGCGGCATGAGTGTCGAGCTGGTGCCGCAGCTGTTCGACGTCACCAACAACCGGCCGACCGGCCAGCGCGGCTGGTTCGCGTACGCCCGGATCGGCGGCAACTCGGTCAACGACCTCGGTTTCCGGCTGCTCGTCAACGCCTGATCGCCAGCGACGCCGGGGAGTGCCCGCTCCCCGGCGCCTGATCGGCAAGGGGTGGCACGCTCGCACGCCGTACCTACCCCTCCCGAGGAGGAGCCATGCCCGAGACCAAGCCCGAAACCGGCAAGGCCGACACGAAGCCCGACCGCACCGCGCGGGTGGGCGGCCAGCTCGCGCCGGCGGCCGAGTCCTCCGACCCGGCCGTACACCAGCTGCTCGGTGACATCCAGACCGCGCAGATGAACGACGACAAGGACGCCGAGGCCGCGGCCCGCGAGGACCTGCGCGCCCTCGGCTACGAGTGACACGCAACCTGCGGTAGCGCACCGCAGGCCAGGAAGCCCCCGGGAACTCCAGGCCCGGGGGCTTCCGCACACCTGGAGGAAACATGGACGTCGTCTACGCGACCGCCACCGCGGTCGTCCCCCTGCCCGGCGGAGGCCGGGCGCACGTCGCCAAGGGCACGCACTGGCCCGCCGACGACCCGGTCGTGCTGGGACAGCCGAGCCTGTTCAGCCCGGATGCCCGGTACGGGCTGAACTTCAGCACGCCGCCGGCCGGGTTCGACGCACCGGTCGAGCAGGCCACCGCAGCCCCCGGCGAACGGCGGAACCGCCGTGGCTGACCGGACTCAGGCCGTCACCGTCGCCTACGTGTGCGGCAACACCGTCGTCTACTCGTGGCACCGCAGCATGATCGAGCTGATCGGCTACGACGCCGCCAACCACCAGCGCATCATGGCCGGCGGGTTCATCGCCATGCGACACGGCACCGACGGGCTCGTGACCGCCCGCAACACCGCGGTCAAGACGTTCCTCGCCGAGGACAAGGCCGACTGGCTGTTCTGGGTCGACACGGACATGGGGTTCGCCCCGGACACCGTGGACCGGCTCCTGGAGGCCGCCGACCCCACCGCACGGCCGATCGTCGGCGCCCTGTGCTTCTCCCAGCGCGAGGACGAGGCCGACGGGATCGGCGGCTACCGGTGCACCGCCACCCCGACGGTGTACGACTGGGCACACGTGGACGGCCAGTACGGCTGGCAGGTCCGCTGGGACTTCCCGCCGAACACCGTGACCCGCGTGGGCGGCACCGGCGCCGCGTGCATCCTGATCCACCGGTCGGTGTTCGAGAAGATCGAGGCCGAACATGGTCGCGCCTGGTACGACCGGGTACCGAACACCACCACCGGGCAGCTGATCGGCGAGGACTTGTCGTTCTGCCTGCGCGCCGGCGCTCTCGGCGTCCCGATCCACGTGCACACCGGCGTCCCGACCAGCCACTTCAAGTACCTGTGGCTGGGCGAGGAGGACTACTGGCGGCAGGTGGCGTTGCGGTCGGCGCAGGAGAAGCTGTCCGGCCTCGCGCCGAAGGCAGCCGAGGCGGTGGCGCCGTGACGGATCTCGTCGTCATCGTGCCGTCCCGCGGCCGCCCCGGCGCCGCCGTCGAGCTGGCCGCCGCGTTCGCCGAGACGGAGTCCACCAGCCGCCTGGTGTTCGCCGTCGACGACGACGACCCGACCCGCAGCCGGTATCTGGCAGCCCTGGATGCCTACCCGGCGACCACCGTGCATTTCTGCCTGCCGTTACTGCCCCCGTCGACCATGGTGAAGGCCCTGAATAGCGCGGCCGGCCTGTACGCGAACGAGGCCTACGCGCTCGGGTTCATGGGCGACGACCACCGGCCCCGCACGCAGGGCTGGGATCGGCTGTACGTGGAGGCGCTGCGCGAGCTGGGCACCGGCATCGTCTACGGCAACGACCTCCTGCAGGGCGAGCGGATCCCTACTCAGGTCGCCATGACCGCCGACATTGTGCGGGCGGTCGGGCACATGGCCCCGCCGACGCTCACCCACCTGTACGTCGACAACTACTGGAAGGACCTCGGCGAGCGCGCCGGATGCCTGCGCTACCTGCCCGACGTCGTGGTGGAGCACATGCACCCGATCGCCGGGAAGGCCGCGTGGGACGCCGGGCACGTCCGCGTCAACCAGCGGTCCATGTACCAGCGCGACAGCGACGCCTACGCCGACTACGCCGGTTTGCACCTGGCGGTCGACATCGAGAAGGTGAGGGCGCTGCGATGATACGCAAGCGCCTCCGGCCGACTCCGACATCCGCCGAGCTGGCCAAGCTGTACGCCGCGCCACACGACCACCTTCAGTTCGACGACCACGTGTACCGGGTCGATGTCTCCTCGGCCATGGCTCATCACCTGCTCCCGCCGGGCGGGACCGTCGCAGACCTGTCCTGCGGCAACGCACTGATCGCTCGCCGCCTGCAGGCCTCCCATGGCGCCAGGATGGTTCTCGGCGACTACGCGCCCGGCTACCAGCACACCGGGCCGATCGAGCAGACCATCGAGGCGATCGAGCCGGTTGACCTGTTCATCTGCTCAGAGACGATCGAGCACCTCGACGACCCGGACGCCGTCCTGGCGAAGATTCGCCGCAAGACGGCGCGGCTGCTGCTGTCCACCCCGGACGGCGAGACCGACGACAGCAACCCCGAGCATGTATGGGGCTGGGACGCCGAGGCGGTCGAGAAGATGCTGCGCGAGGCCGGGTTCATCCCGGACGTGCACACCACCGTCGATCTGCGCCCGGCGGGCGGCGTCTACGCGTTCCAGATCTGGGCGTGCCGATGAAGGCCTTCGTCACCGGCTCGGCCGGTTTCGTCGGGCGGCACGTGGTTGCCGAGCTTCAGCGGCGCGGCTGGAACGTGATGCTCTGCGACGTCGCATACCCGGGCGGCCTCGGGCTCCCCCCGAAGGACGCACTCGAAGCGTTCCGGGTCATCGACGACATCCGGTTCGACCTGGTCGTGCACGCCGCCGCCTCGTCGCCGCATCGGGCCGCGATCGACGGCGAGCCGCAGCACTTCGCCCGCAACCTGCAGCTCGACAGCGCGATGTTCGACTGGGCGGTGCGTACCGACCAGGGCCGGGTGCTCTACCTGTCGTCGAGCGCCGCCTACCCGATCGACCTGCAAGACGACCACGCGACCGCGCGCCACCTGCGGGAGGACGACATCCGCTGGAATGGCCGCCGGAACCTCGGCAACCCGGACGCGGTCTACGGCTGGGCGAAACTGACCGGCGAGATGCTCGCCGAGCAGGCGCGCCAGGCCGGGCTGCCGGTCACCGTGGTCCGGCCCTTCTCCGGCTACGGGGAGGATCAGACGGAGAGCTTCCCGTTCCGGGCGCTCGTCGAGCGGGCACGCCGGCGCGAGGACCCGTTCGTGATCTGGGGCGACGGCAACCAGGTCCGCGACTGGATCCACATCGACGACGTGGTGGCCGGGATGCTCGCGGTCGCCGAGTCCGGCACCGACGAGCCGGTGAACCTGTGCACCGGCGTCGGCACGTCGATGCGCGAGCTGGCCGAGCTGGCGTGCGCGGTGGCCGGCCACGCGCCGCGTTTCGAGTTCCTCGCCGACAAACCCGCGGGCGTCGCCTACCGGGTTGGCGACCCGGCGCGGTTCCGCCAGCACTGCAAGCCGACGGTGACGCTCGCCGAGGGCGTCGAGCGCGCCCTGAAGTCCTGACGAGGAGGGCCGCGCCGTGGTTCAGTACGCGACCGCCGCCGAACTGGCCGGGTATCTCCAGCAGGACGTGGACACCTACACCGCGAACCAGGTCCTCACGCTGGCGTCCGGCCAGTTCTCGCAGGCCGCGTGCACCTGGTTCGAGCCTGTCGAAGTCACCTGGACGACGACCGGCACCATCGGCTCGTCGATCAGGCTGCCGTTCCGCCCGGTCACCGCAGTCTCCGAGGTCCGGGTCAACGGCGCCGTCGTGACCGGCTGGACGCTCGTCAAGGGCAAGCTGTGGCGGGCGGCCGGGTTCGGTAGTTCATGCAAGGTCCCTCCGGACGTGGTCGAGATCGACCTGACGCACGGCGAGACCGCAGTGCCCGACGACGTGAAGGCCGTGATCCTCGAAACCGGCGCCGCAGCCTACTCGGTGCCCGTCGGCGCGGTGATCGGCGAGTCGATCGACGACTACCAGGTGCGCTACGCGGCCACGGGCGGCGGCGTCCAGCTGACCACGGCGGCACGCGAGCTCGCGCAGCAGTACCGCGGCACCTTCGCCGCATGACATTTGACCAGAACCAGGAGGGCTCGCCCGTGGGCATCGACTACGCCGCCGGCACCACGCACTGGCGCGTCGAGCGCTGGGACGCCGACCAGACGCGCTGGGCAATGCAGAAGCTCGGCGTCATCGACCACGGGCGCAGCATCTCCATCCCGCCCGTGATCTTCGCCCAGCTCGGCGTGCGGCCGTACGAGGTCACCGAGCTGCTCGGCAACCTGATCACCAACGCCGGCTGGACCAGGTTGATGAACCTGCTCACCGCCCAGGGCGGCACGCAGGCGCTCACCGCGACCGCGGTCCGGATCGGCGTCGGCAACAGCAACACGGCCGAGGCGTACACGGACACCGACCTGGCGGCGTCCGCGGGTGCGAGCAACCGCTACTTCCAGCCGGTGAGCGGCGCCGGCACGCTCGGCACCCGCACCCTGGCGTTCGCGGCGACGTTCGGCACCGGCGACGGGAATTTTTCTTGGAATGAATTTGGCATCGACGTCGGCACTCCGACGGTGAGCGGTGGCACCACGGTCAACGCGCTGTTGTTCAACCGCAAGGCGGGCATCGCACAGGGCACGAAGGCCAGCGGGCAGACCTGGACTGCTACCGCCACGATCACGTTCAGCTGATCCGGAGGTCTCGCCGTGGCGAACCTCTTCACCTCGCAGACGCCGAGCAGCACCGACAACTCCGACGGAACGCCGGGGATCACGTTCGCCGTGACCGTGACGTTCGCCGTCGATGGCCAGGTGACCGGTGTCCGCTTCTACTCGACGACCACGGTCAGCGGGACGTACACCGGGGCGCTCTGGGCGGTCAACTCGTCCGACCCCGGCACCGGCACGGCGCTGGCCACCAAGACCATGGGCGCCGCTCCGAGCGCCGGTGCCTGGAACACGATCACGTTCGACACCCCGGTCTCGGTCACCGCGGGGGTCGCGTACCGGGCCGGGGTCTTCAGTGGCGCTGGGCGATACGTGGCCACGCTCTCATTCTTCGGCAGCGCACTGACCAACGGCGACATCACGGCGCCGGCGCACAACGGCTCGGCTGGCGGCTTCACGGTCAGCCAGGGGACGTTCCGCATCGACGCGAGCCTCGGCTACCCGAATAGTCCCGGCTCCGGCCAGACCAACTACTTCGCCGACGTCGAGTTCACCGCGGGCGGTACGCAGATCAGCGTCTCCGACGCCGGGTCCGCAGCCGAATCCCTCGCGGTCGCGGTCGCGGCGGCGCTCGCCGAATCGGGCTCCGGCGCAGACTCCCCGACGTCGGCCGCAGCCGCGCCGCTCGGCGACTCGGCCTCCTCGGCGGAGGCGCTCGCGCCTGTCGCCGCGCTCGCGCTCGGTGACGCCGGCTCGGCCGACCAGGCGCTCGCAGTGGTCGCGGCCGTCGGGCTGACCGAGTCCGGTGCCGCCGCAGACGCGGGGGATGCCGACGATGGCACCAACGTGCCGAAGTCGTTCGGCGACACCGGCGCCGCGTCGGAGCGCCTGCGCACCACCACGGTCCGGCCGAACACCGGTATTACGACTAGGCCGTTCACCGGAATCACGTTCCGGCCCTGAGGGGGTGCGATGTCCCGCGAGTCCGTGCTTGCCCGTGGTCGCGCCGCCGCTGAGGCCGGAATGGTGGACGCCTGCACGATCCGGCGCTCCGTCGGCGAGGCCACCGACCCGGTCAGTGGCGTCGTCACCCCCATCTGGCAGCAGCTCTACGCCGGCAAGTGCCGGGTGCAGCAGAAGTCGATCCAGGCCGAGGATGAGGACGCCGGCGAGGCCCGGCTGCTCATGGTCCGACTGGAGGTGCAGCTGCCCATGTCGGTAACCGACCTGGAGCCGGACGACCAGGTGCTCATCACCGCGTCCGCGTCCGACCTGGATCTCCCGGGCCGGGTCTTCTGGATTGCCGACCTGTTCCACAAGACCCACGCGACCGCGCGCCGGATCGGCGTCATCGAGCGCACCAGCTGAGGAGGTGGCCGTGGACCGGATCATCGTGGACGCCAGCGACCTGAGCCGCCTGGCCGCCGCCATCGACGAGTCCGCCGCGACCGCGCAGCGCGACATCCGGCCCGTCGTCCAGCGCGGCGCCCTGAACATCAAACGGGGCGCTCAGAAGCGGGTCGCCGGGATCAAGAGCGCCCCGAACTACGGCCGGACCATCACCTACGACTCCCACGAGACGCCTGCGGGGAGCTGGGCGGAGATCGGCCCGGAGACCAGCAAGCAGGTCGGCGGCGGCGTCCGCCGCACGCCCGGCAACCTGGGCTGGCTGTTCGAGGACGGCACGCCCACCTCGGCGCCGATCCCGCACATGCGCCCCGCCCTTGAGGAAGAGGCGCCGCGGTTTGAGCGGGCGCTGGAGGCGGTCGTCGAGAAGGCGCTCGACCTGTGATCGCCGAGCACTCGGCGCCGATCCTGGCCGCGCTCACGTCGCCGCCGACGGGGATGCGGATGTTCGACGGCCCGGTCACGGCGAACACCACGCCGCCGTACTTCGTCGTCTACATCTCTGTGGTCACGCCTGAGGCGGTCGGTCTGGAGGCGTCCGCGGACCTGGTCGAGACGACGGCCCGGGTGCACTCGGTCGGCGCCAGCGCGACCGCGACCCGGATCGTCGCCGACTGGGTGTACGCGGCGCTGGCCGGCGTGCGGCCGGTGGTGGCGGGCCGGGACTGCCAGCGGATACGGCTGATCGACGGGCGCCCGCTGGACGTCAACGAGGAGACCGGTCAGCGGGTGCTGAACCAGGTGGATGTCTACCGGTACACGAGCGTTCCGGGTTAGCGGCGGGCTACGCCGACGATCGCGCTGGTCAGGATGAGCAGCACGACGCCGACGACCCAGCCGAGCGCGGTGCCGGTGACGACGTTGATGAACAGCGCGGCTAGCACCGAGTACAGGATCCGGTTGCCGAGGGGGTTCAGGCTCCAGTCCCACCGCCGCCGCTTCGGCTTCTCGGTAGTTGCGGTCGCCTCTTCGATGACGCGATCGACGTAGTCCTCGGCCACGCCGTAGCGGGCGGCTATCTGCGGGACCGGCGTCCCGCCCACGAATTCGCTGATCATCTGCTCGTCCCGGGTCATGGCCGCCAGGGTACGGCCCGCGCGCACGAGATCACCTTCCGTCATTCGGCGGACTGTCCGCATCATCTGATAAGGGGGTGCGCCGCATGGCGCTGCTCACCGCCGTGTCCGTCACTTCGGCGGCCACGACCGTAACCGCGGCGGCGATGTCCACCTCGGACACCATCGCTTCCGCCGACGTCGGCGTCAACGGCGCCCTGCTCCAGGTCCTGAACGGCGGTGGCTCGTCGATCAACGTGACACTGGCCGACCCTGGCACTACAGGCGTGGGTAACGCCGGGACAACCACACCGCAGGCCGTGGCCAACGGCGCCGACCGCTGGTTCCGTATCTCGCCGGCGCACGTCAACCAGACGACCGGCGTGGCCACCGTGACGCTGTCGAGCGCGACCAGCGTCACCTACAAGCTGATCCGCTGCTGATGGCCGGGCAGACGTACTGGCTCGCCGATCCGGACGGCAACCTCGCGCCGGCCGAGAGCGTCGCCGAACGCGACCGTCTCGCCGGGATCGGCTGGACCGTCGCCGACATCCAGC